TTATATCCTGTTTATTTCAATATCGCTAAATTTATTATAGTGCTTTTTCTCTGGCGTGAGTTGCAAGTAATTGTATTTGAAAATACAAATTGAACCATCTTTTAAAGATAAAGCGAATGCCTTATCGGATAGTGACGAAATATATCTATACTGTGTGTCATTTGTTGAATTACATTTGGTGTCTGCATCTACCAGCATAGTATCGCTGCCGTGAATGATGTCATATGCATTTTTTGTTGCCCATGATCCACATATAAATGGGATTAAGCATATTATTATTATTGTCGCTCTTCTTCTGTTTCCTAGATTAACTAGGAAGTTTGTTTTGTAATTTAAGAAGTTAATCACTAAATATGCAACTGAAAGGCCAATTAATAATTTTATCATCAACAAGAAAGTTTCTTTGTTGTTCAAAAATAATTCTTTTAATGCTTGGAATACGACAATTAACTGAGAGGCAGCAGCTAGCATGGGGATTAAGTTTAAGATGAAGATTATTATTGATTTTACTTTTTTTTGTTTTGACTTGATGGCCGTGTCTTTTTCGTTTTGTTCCTTCTTTTGAGACGGAGGTCTGTTGTCTAAATGATTAATTAAAATAATGGATAAAATCATTATGGTGCATGGGATAAATACCGTATATAGAATTGATGGTATTGCATCGGAAAAAGATACGAATTGTAATATGTTGATGTCGAATGTTGACCAAAACACCCACGAATAAATTAATGAGTTAACTATGGCATATGTGCAAGCCAATGCCCATAATGTTATTTTTAATTCAATATTCATTTTTGCTTCGCCAATGGATTGAGTAATATCGCTTCTTCTAAATGACTTGGCGCGAAGTGAGCATAGCGCATTGTCATTTTAATATCGGTATGGCCAAGTATTCTTTGTAAAACAAGAATGTTTCCACCATTCATCATAAAATGGCTGGCAAATGTGTGACGCAATACGTGTGTTAATTGTCCAGCAGGTAATTCAAGCTTTGCTCTTTCGAGTGCACCACGAAAAGCATAATAACAAGGTGTAAATAGTGCACCATTTTTTTTAGGCATTTGAGCGATCAATGTGGGGGCAAGAGGGATCGTTCTGTTACGCTTTCCTTTTGTTTTAACAAATGTCACTTTGCCTGCGGCAATTTGAGAACTCCTTAATTTTTCTGCTTCTCCCCAGCGAGCACCTGTCGATAGACAGATTTTTGAAATTAACTCCAAGTCTGGGGCAGTGCTGTTTCGGCATTCTGCAAGCAAGCGTTCAATCTGTTCACCAGTTAGATAAGCCATTTCAGCTTCATCGGTTCGGAACTGACGGACGTTTTCCAAAGGATTGGGGGCAGACCATTCACCTAATCTTTTTAGCTCATTGAACACGGCCAGAAAATAAGCGTGCTCAAGATTCATTGTACGTGGTGAAACTTTAGAAATGCGCTTTGTTCTGGCGAATTGCCCATCCAGGCGTTTAGCGCGATAAATAGTGAATAGCTGAGCGTTGAATTCTGTCGCCAAAGGTGAACCCATGCATTCGGAAGCCCACAGCATCGACTTTCGGCGTTTTTCCCCATCGTTTAGAGTTATTCCGTGACGCTCAAACCAGAGCTGGACTAAATCCGAAAGCTTGCGATTTTCTTTTCCTTCTCCAAGCCAAGGGGAGTTGTCAAGCTTTTGTAGGGTGTAGTTTTCAAATGCCAGCGCTTCGCTTTTTGTTGAGAACTTCTTGCGCATGCGTTTGCCGTCCTTCCCACTGCTACGATCAACAGTGTAGAAGTCGGCAACCCATCGGCCATCTGATAGCTTACGTACAGGCATGGTTTAACCGTTTAAAATGCGGTGTTTCTGCTGTTGGAATTCCTCATCAGTTAGAATCCCATCAGCTTTTAGTTTTGCCAGCCGTTCAATTTTTACGATGATATCGTCATGATTCTCAGTTGATGATTGGGTCGTGGTCTGATTAGGCTGAACGATATTGTTACGAGTTTCATTCACTAGGTTTGTAAACGGAATTACGGACGCTTTCATGACGTTCTTGATGGTGTAGTTTTGGCCACTTGTTGAGATAGTTATCTCACCCAAAAGCAAGCCTGTCTTGCCTCCGACGCTGACGATGTTTTGCAGATTTACATCAACCTGCTTCACGCCGAACAACATTCCTTTATCAAGAAAAATGACACGCTTGTTAGTTAGAGTTATCAACCATGTATTACCGTCCATCTGACCGCTAGCAATTGCTAATGGGGTTTCATTCGCATTGAGAATTTCAGGTAAGTGGAAAAATTCTTTTTTGGTACCAAAAGGTGCATCGGAAACAACCGACGCAAGGCGCTTCATTTCTGCTTTTAGCTGATCTTTAGATGCTGTTTTGTAGTCAATCATGATAACTCCCTGTCTCATTTTATTGTTAATACAACCCTTCCGATAATTTTTATATCGTCAATCAAACAATCAAATGCCATCCCAATTCCGCTTACGCGTACTTTTTTGACCGGGATTCTGGTCAACGTCCGGACGCTAGTTTTTCCTTCAATTTCTACAAGCCAATCATCGTCATAAACCTCGATAAAATTTTGTTCAACGATGTACTGCGTTACACCATCAAGCACGCAGATCGGGTTTTCTGGAATTGGTTTTCCTTGCAGAAACGTGATTTTGTCGAGCAGGAGAATCCCTGCATCGTAAAGATGACCATCAACGATCTTTTTGCGTGGAATTTTCAGGATATCCAGCTCTTCATCTTCGAACTTACGGCCTTGCCCGGTGGCAAGCCATTCCAGATTTACGCCTGTTTCCGCTACGCATTTGATCATGATATCCGCAGGTAATCCCCCGCGCTTGTACCGAGATGACATCGAACTAGAAGCAATACCTAACAACTCTGCTAACTGAAGTCGTTGTGTGAACCCGTATGCCTCCAGAACACGATCAAGGACTGGGGCGCTGTCAGTTTCTGGATTTAGTTTAAATCTTGCCATGGCATTTTTTATGTAGATAAAATCTATCTGTCATTGACATGTAGACAAAATCTACATAACCTCTTCCTCGAAAGTAGATATAACCTCACATTGACCGATATTGCACTATCGGCGTAACCAAAGGAGTTTGCACTATGCGTCCCAACATTACAATTGTGATCCCTGAACCTTACCTTCCTCTTGATGAGTATTGCCGCCGCACTGGTACAGCGCGTGGGACCGCCTTAAATCTCATCGAATATGGCAAGTTGCCGATCAAACCTAAAGGTAAACAAACTAAAGGGTTAATCGAAGTGAACATGGCTGCACTTACTGTTCGTGCGTTGAGTGAATGTGATATTTCGCTTAATGCGTAATTAATCCTACGGATTAGGGAGAGGCTAACAATGTTTGATTATCTCACCTCTAAACATGCGCATTTTGATGCCGCTTGCCGAGTGTTCGCGCTGGAACACAATCTGGAAGATGTGGCCGCTGCCGTTGGTATGCGTCCGCAGATGCTCCGCAATAAGCTGAACCCGCTGCAGCCTCACCGCCTTACCTGTGATGAGCTGCTGGCCATTACCGACTTTACAGAAGATGCGCGCTTGCTCGATGGGCTGTTGAGCCAAATCAACTGCCTGCCGTCTGTGCCGGTAAATAACGCCACTGGCGAAAATATGCAGTATTGCGCGCTGACAGCTACCGCCAACGTTGGCGCGATTGCTGGGCAAGCGGTATCAGAAGAACGCATGACCGCCGAACGTAAGAACCAAATCCTTGATCGCGCCCGTGATGCTATTCGCAGCCTTTCCGTGCTGGCGTATGCCGTCGAAAGCCGTTTCCAATCCGCGCCAGTTCTGGCCGCTGCTGTCGATGTTGTGACAAGCGGCGCTGCTGGCCTGATGTGAGGGATCGCCATGAAACCTTTTGTTAATTACCTCAAACGCCAGTCACCGCCGCCACAGTTGGCCAGCGGTTCCACTGGCTGGCTGGAGTTGCCGAACGGGCAGCGCTGGAATCCTTGCCATACCTATAAATTTAACGCCGATGCTCACCAGCCTCAGAACGCTGGGCGTGTCCTGAGTTTCGTTTCATCCGTCGCCGCGATTCTGGCAAGGGGGCGTAATGGCCGTTAACCAGACGCAGCAGGAAAAGAACCTGGCACAGCTGGCGCGTATTCGCCGTAAGCATTTCAGTAACAGCAGCGCCGCGGCGGATTGGTGGGACAAGTTAACGCCACAATGGCGCGGGGTAGTGCTTCACGCTGCTGGTGTTAATTCCGGTTCTGATTCATTCAAGGCCGCTTTAAGCCGCTGCAGCTGGCGGGAGCTGTTCGAGCGCCTCGACTACCGGGCAATGATTCAACTGCGCCAGGGCATTTCCCATGCGCGGGTTACATTTGAGGGTTTCGGTTCGTTGAGTGATCGCGATTTTTCCCGCCGCACAGCTGCACGGCCGGAACAGGGTAAGCAGGGCAATCCAATTTTTTCAGGGACGGTGCAAATGGTAGTCGCACCGGCTGCAGTACAAAACATGCTGGCAAAGCAGCAGGGAGTTCAGGAATGACCATTATTTCCGTTGATAGTAAAACGTTGGGGCAGGAGCTTGCCGCCTGGGGTGTGCCACACAATTACGCGATGGCCTTTGTGGCTAAAAGCGTTGTTAAAGGCGATCGCATTGGCCTGCATTCTTTCTTCTTTAACGACACTGAGCACTTAACTAACCAGCGCCACTGGCTTGCGATCAATGCTGCTTTCTGGTGCTGCGTTTACCGTGAGGCCGAAAGCAAGGAAGCACAGATTGAAGCGATAGCGGGCATCCGTGCGATTTTCTATGCGGCTGGGGGATTGGGTGCTGGAGAAATTAAAGCGCTGATCCAGGAGTGGTGGCGCAATACGTTTGAACTGCACCGCATACCGGCACCGAACTACACCGCCGTAACAAAAGCCGCCTTTCTTCACTAATTAACCTCCTGAATTTTTGGCCATCGCTTTGATGGCCGGGGATTCTTTTGCCTTAAGGAAATAAAAATGGGCCAGATTCGTAGAGATATAACCATTTCAACTCCTGCCGCTAACTTGCAGGAAATGCTGAAAACCGCCGTTCATGACGGCAAAACCGTCGCCGCCGATTTGTGTTCTGCCCGCCTAGATAAGTTGGCCGCTCATGCCGCAGTTGAAGGCCTGAGCGCTACCGAAATTATCGAACTGATCCGGGAAGAGGCTGCAGCTATCTGTAGTAAAGGTGGTGCGGCATGGAACTGAGCGAGCGCCTTACAGATGATGAGCTGAACCGCCTGATTTTGGGGCTTAAAGCCCACGGAAATATGAAGCGCACATTGGCCGGATTGGTAGAGCTGCGTGAGCGCCGAAAAGCAGCCGAGAAGCCGATCTTTTTTGTTGAAATAGAAGGTGACGATTGGATATGCGAGGTGCTCAGTGAAAACCATCGCAGATAGTCGCTGCTACGCTGATAACACCATAAACATTAGTTCGCTTTCAGGCGGGAAGGATAGCCTTGCTCAGTACTTGTTTGCATTGGAAAACAATATATCTCCTATGCTGGCGTTTGCTGATACAGGCCATGAGCACCCGCAAACAATGGACTATCTGGATTATCTGGAAAATAAGTTAGGTCAGATTAAACGTGTAAAAGCTGATTTCACCCGCCAGATCGAAGGGAAGCGTAAGTTTATTGCGGAAAAGTGGCCTGTTTCCCTCGTTGAAGAGTGCGGCATGTCTCCCGACGAAGCGGCAGAACGGATAGTAAAGGCGCTTGAGATACTTAAGCCAACTGGTATCCCATTTCTTGATCTGTGCATGTGGAAAGGCCGGTTCCCGTCCACTAAAGCAAGATTCTGCACCTTCGATCTGAAGCATGAACCGATTCGCACACAAATAGTGTTACCTGCACTTGAAGAGTTTGACGAGGTTATCAGCTGGCAGGGAGTGCGTGCGCAAGAGTCACCGGCACGTGCAGGGTTGCCTGTGTGGGAAGAGGATGCAGATAAGACACCAGGCCTGCATGTTTATCGGCCGATCCTTCACTGGAAACATGAGGATGTATTTGCTATCGCCAGGCGGCATGGAATTAAACCTAATCCGTTATACCTACAGGGGTGTAGCCGTGTTGGATGTATGCCTTGCATCCACGCTCGTAAATCTGAGCTTGCAGAAATATTCCAGCGTTGGCCTGAAGAGGTGCGCCGCGTTGCTGAATGGGAACGCCTTGTCGCAGCGTGTTCCCGTCGTGGAAATTCTACATTCTTTCCATCTACTCACGATCCTCGTAGGTCAGAACGTCGCATAGATGTAATTACCGTTGACGCCTACGGCATTGAAACTTATCGCGACTGGGCTATGACTACGCGCGGCGGTGCACAGTTTGATTTATTAGCTGAGGCTAACGATAAGGCCGTGTGTAGTAGTGTTTATGCGGGTGTTTGCGAGTGATTGAAATAGCATTTCCCCCACAGCATCACGCCGTTGATAGTTGGCGGCGTGATACATTCGCGCCGGGTACGCCTGCAGATGCAACCATCACAGAGCGTCGTTTGTGGGCTAAAAACCCGCAGGATTACGCCTGGCGCTCACAATACCTTCACGAGATACCCGACTGGTTAGCCGGGTATTTTGGCAATCGTTACGAAAAGCTATTGGCTGGTAGTGACGGGCGTCGCCGTGCCAATACGTTCCTGCGCAAGACTATCGGCGGGAACGTATTGCCACGCCTGCGTAAAGTTGCGGCGCGCTATCAGCTGTCCGCAGATGTTTCAGATCTCCCCTTTGGTAAATCCCTTGCCCGCCTGCCGTCGCTGGATCGTGCTGACCTGAAAAAACTAGCTGGCCAGGTTGCTACCTGGCTGGCCAAAGCGCTTTACGAGTTTACCGATCGCTTTCCTGGTGCAGCCAAAGACGATAAAGAAATTTCCCGCCGAACCGGTGAGGCTTATATCCATCTTGGTGAACTGGTGTTGAGCATCAATTTTACAGTGCCTTATTGGTCTGCCCTGATCGCCGATAATTTGACGGTTCGCCAGGCTGAGTCCGGCATTTTGCGCATGATGGCACCGGAATGGTGGTATGTGCGTATTAAAAGGGCGCGTGATCTGCAGCGGGAACATATGGCCATTGCTGTTGGCCAAGTGCAGAAAGCGGCCAGCGCCTATGTTTCCCGTAAAACTTTGGGTGAGTGGATAGAGCAGAAAAAACGAAATCTGGAGTTCTTCAAAAAGTTTGACCTGATGAATGATGAAGGCAACCGCATTGCGCTGGACAGTATGGTTCACCGCAGCGTTGCTAATCCCGCGATCCGTCGCTGTGAATTAATGGTACGAATGAGAGGATTTGAAGATATGGCTAATGAAGAGGGGCTGGCCGGGGAGTTTTATACGATCACCGCGCCATCAGGCTATCACGCGGTATACAACAAAGGTGGCTTTGTTAGCCAGTGGAATGGCGCAAGCCCGCAAGACACTCAGCGCTATTTATGTAACGTATGGGCAAAAGCCCGCGCTGCTATTTCTCGTGCGGGTATTCACGTCTTTGGATTTCGCGTTGTGGAGCCGCACCATGATGGCACCCCACACTGGCATATGCTGTTATTTATGCGCCCGGAGCATGTAGCGGAAGTGCGTGACATTCTTTGTTATCACGCCCGCGTAACTGATTCAGAAGAGTTACAAACACCCCAGGCGCTTAAGGCGCGTTTTCACGTTGAGCCAATCGATCAGGAAAAAGGTTCCGCCACTGGCTACATCGCTAAATATATTTCAAAAAACATTGATGGTTTTTCCCTGGACGGTGAAACGGATGATGAAACCGGGGAAAGCCTGCGTGATATGGCCAAAGCTGTAACGGCATGGGCATCACGCTGGCGCATTCGTCAGTTTCAGCAAATAGGTGGTGCGCCGGTTACTGTCTGGCGGGAGTTGCGCCGCTTGCGTGATCAGCGCCTAGTAGATAAGCGAATGGATGCGGTGTTGGCTGCTGCAGATGTTGGGTGCTGGGCGTCATATACGCGGGAGCAGGGCGGCGCTTTGGTTGCCCGTCGTGATCTGGTTGTTCGCCTAGCTTATGAAATCACTGAACAGGGAAACGAATACGCGGAGGACGTCCAGCGCATACAGGGTGTTTATTCTCCCCTTGTTCCTGATTCCGAAGTTTGCACCCGCTTGGTTAAGTGGCAGAAGGTTGCGAAGTTGGCCGAAGCGCCAGCGGAGGCTGGTTTTGACCTTGACCTTAATCACCCTCGGAGTTCTGTCAATAACTGTACGGAGGGCGGAACCCGGAGGCGGTTAAAACTGGAACTGAATAAACGTGGGTACGTTGGTACTGACGATGAAGTAGCCATTTTGATGCGCGGTAGCGGGCTAATGTATGGCCGTTCGTCGCTGATTTATAGAAATGGCCAATTGCTGGAGCGGAAAGGCAATGTGATGCATGAACAGTGGCCGGGATGGCAGTAAAACGATAATCATATGATCCGTATATAGTTATCCCGGAAAATTTGGATGTTTCAATTTACATTTAGTGCTTTAATGTATACTGTGTATTTATACAGTATATCGTTTTCGTGAGGGCTTCATGGATATGTTAGAGGCGACAGCACAGCTGGAGCGTATTGAGCTACTGGCAAAAATCGCCCATGCCAGCGACTGCAACACAAAAGAAAAAACGATCGCACTGGTTTGGATTGGTGAGATTGTTGAAGGAATGCGAGTAGAAATAAAAAACCCCCAGAGCGGGGGCATTTCACGCGGCGGGTGCGGCTTTAAGTAAGTCCAGCGCCATTTGCTTTTGGTTCGGTGAAAGCGTGCTAAGCAGCTGCTGAACCAGAGCATTACCCGTTTTAGCGCTGGGGCTGAGAGTGTGGGAAAACGTCAAATTCATAACAAAGGTATGCCCACACTCCACATCTGAACAGGCGCAGTAAATATCCGCAATCTGCCGGTGCTTCCGGTTTGTCTTACGAATGATGGCCTTTGCGCCGCATTCCGGGCATTCAATTTTTAGTACGCGCATATTCCATTCTCCGGCCGTCAAAATATGCCTGGATTTTAGCCTGTTTTGCCTCATGCCGCACCCTTATCAGTTGATTCATTGGCAAAATTCAGGTGCAGGCGCGCAGGAATTTCGGGATCGCTGTTAACCGCTGCCGCAAATCGGCGCTGGATAGGGCGCGATTCGCTTTTTTTATACACACGCTCTGCTTTTTCAGGGTCGCCAAGTCCGGCAGTATTCTGCGGAACGATACCCGCCAGCCCGGCCGGGAAGCGGTGGGCGTTCAGAATGTCCTGTGCGCTGATGTTCTTCACGCTGGCAAATTCATCCTTTGCGGAAATATCCCCCATTTCGATGAACTTGATGGCGTCACCTTCTCCGCCTGGGATGTTCACCAGGATGGTTGAGAAGTTACCGATCCCTTTGCTGTCTCGCAGCTGCTGTTCAATCTCTTCTTCCATTTCATCTGTCATGCTGGGGTCGCGCGTATACAGAATGCCGCCAGTGTGTGCGCCGTTGTGATAGTAGCGGCGGCGGAAAATGACCGCCTCGCTGTTCAGTAGCGCGGAATGTACTCCGCCGATGTAGTCCGGCAGGCCATAAATGTGCTGCTGCGGGTCATACATCTTGATAAAAATAATATCCTCTTCCGGGTAAATCAGTGGCTCACCTTCCTGCAGTACCACGTAATCCCCCGGCACGTTGCGATCTTCCTCGCGTACCTTGCGGCGGCGCAGGTAAAGACCGGGCAGCGCTTCCAGCCCGATAACGTCACCCCAGCCATTGCGCACTTTGGCGATCGCCACGTCACCAAAGGTCAAGAAATCAAAGGTTGCCGCCTCCAGTTCGTCATACGTAAGACCGCCCCCCTGGTAATCGGACATAATCATGTTTTTGCGGGCGTGGATGATGCCACCGTGCTGGCCATTCAGGTTAATCAGCTGTGACAGCGCCAGCCGGTCAATCGGCAGGGTGAAATGGTCTGCGCCATTGTCGTACCAGATATCACGGTAATCCGTGCCGGTGGTCAGAATCGGTTCCGGCTTGCCGAAAGAAATGATGCTCATTTTTTTTGACTGTTCGGCGCGCTGCCCGCGTTTCACAAATTTCTTTTTCTTCATGCTGCCTTCTTCACTCCCCAGCGGGATTTTGGTTTGTTTTCATAGTTCAGCGGTTCATTGAGCAGGGCGTGAGTAATCGCCCAGAATGATTCCGCGTGGCCAGTTTCGGGGCTGCGGTCTGCGACAAAGGTCATTGCATTGCCGCTTTGCGTGGTGGTGCGACGAATGGCCATAAAGCTGGCCGGGATCTCTTTCAGGTTTTTATCCCATTCAATGCGCTGGCTTTCGACCACATCAGCGGCTTTCAGTACCAGCTGGTTTTTGGTGTTCAGGTCGTAGCGAATCGGAACGGCCACGCGCATGGCAAAGTGTTGGATGTTGTCAAAAACACCCTGGCCGATGCCGGTCACGTCTACGCCCAGATAGGTGAAGTTGTATTTTTTGAACAGGGTTTCGATTTGCTTTGCCTGCCACCGGAAGTTCATGCCCTTCCAGTTGAATACCGCCAGTACGCGGAATTTCTCCACGGCCAGTTCAGGCGGGGCGATTATCACGAAACAGGACAAATCACCGCTGCGCGCCGGGTCAAAGCCACCCCATACCGGCCGATTGCCGAACGGCCGCGCCGCGTTCGGGTCGTGATCCTGCCAGGTCTCAATCTCAACGCCACAGGCTTCCAGGTCGGAAAAGCTGAAAACAGAATCTTTGCTGTCCACGAAAACGCACATATAGAGCATGTTGAACGTGGTTTCGTTGTATCGGTTCCGCAGCTTCTCAATATTGGCCAGGTTGAAGCCACCGGCGATCGCGTCCTCCATCGTGATGATGTAGCGCCATTGGCCATCCGGGCAGAGTCGACCACCGTTGCGCATTTCATCGAATAGCGGGAATTTGATGGCGCTGCGTTTCTTGCTGCCCTGTTTCCACTCTTCACCCGTCCAGAATGGGTACGCCTGGTGCGTTTTGGCAGAAGGCGTGGAAAAGTAGGTGGTGCGCCATTTGTCGTGTGTGGCCATTGCGCTGGCCACTTCGTTCAGGCGCGCAAAGTTCGGTACCCAAAAATATTCGTCACAGTACAAATGGCCGCTGTATGACTGTGCGGTGTTTTTGTTGGTGGAGAGAAAACGCAGCTCTGCGCCGTTGCTTAAGCGGATCGGGTTGCCGGTCAGTGTGATGCCGAAATATTGCTCTGCAATGTTGACGATGTATGAGCGGAAAACCTCCGCCTGTGCTTTTGACGCTGACAGGAAGATTTGCGGATCGCCGGTCATGACCGCATTTTCAAACGCTTCAAATGCAAAGTACCAGGTTGCGCCGATCTGGCGGCTTTTCAGGATATTGCGCACCGCCTGGCCAATGTTCTGGCGCAGGTGCTTCTGATAACCAAAAAGGTGCTCATCTGCCCAGGTGTCGAAATCGTTCTGGGTGAGTGATGAAATATCGTTTTTCTTGTATTTGCGTTTGCTGCGCGGTTCGTCGTCGTCACCATCGCGCGGCGCAGCTGCTTGCCCGTTCCCCTGGCCGGTGGCCATCTTCTCTTTATGCTTATTGCTTTGTGCGCGCAGCTTAGTGGCGTGGGCAATCAGCAAATCCATTTCTTTCAGGTCGAGATCGGTCTTGTTGTCGCGGCTGGCCAGCAGCTGGTAGCGGCGTTCAATCGCCTCTTCTGTGCTTTCATAACTGAGCAAATTAGCCCAGCCATTTTTTTCTGCCCAGTAGTAAACGATCCGCGTATTCGGCAGATTTAATTCTGATGTAATTTCTTTAGGTGTATAGCGGCGCAGGTAAAGAGCGCGCGCAACGCCTTTTAATTCTTCTGAGTATTTAGCCATAGATTTAATTATGCCGTGACCAGAAATAAAAAACGGCGGGGTTAATTCGTGACTGTTCGGTAAAGGCTTATAACCGAACTGAACAGAATAAAACGTAATGCGCTGCCGGGGTTAATTCGCAATAATTCAATTCACAGCAGGATATTCAGTAAATCGACAGGGGAGGAAATATGTGTCGCATTTAAAAACTGACTGGCTGTGTGTTGCTACCGAAGGGGATACCGTTGATGGGCGGGATATTAAGCGGCAGTGGATTATTGATATGGGGGAAACCTACGACTATAGCCACTACGTCGCATTAATCTGGCCAGAACATGAAGATGATTGCGGCAATTTTGGTGAGGTGCTGGAAGCCACCTGGCACGATGGTGATGATGGGCTGGCGCGTTTGTATGTAAGCCTTTGCCCTAACATGCGTCTGATTTTTGCCAATCATGAAGATCAGCTGCTTTTCTTCTCTATCGAACCGGAAGAGAACTGGCGCGGTAGCGGGCGCACTTACCTGAAGGGGCTGGCGGTGACTGATACACCCGCCAGTGTTGGCACTACACGGCTGCGCTTTAGCACGCGGCGAAAGTTATCGAAACGGGGGTATTACAGTTGTGTAATTTCCCATGATGGCAAAATTAAACAGGAAGAGAAGATGAAGAACTGGCAGAAATTATTTGGTATTAAGCCGAAGTTTGAAGATGAATCGCAGCAGGAAGGCGAGCCAGCGAATGACGATAAACTGCAGGCGCTGGCCAGTGCTCTGAATGAGCTGGAAGGCCGCGTGGGTAAAATTGAAACCCAGCTTAATTCCGTTTCGGACGATGTAAACACTATTGCAGAAGTGGTGGACACCGAAGAGTTTTCCGCTATTCGTGATAATGCATCTGAAATCGTTAAGCGTTTTAGTGCGCTGGATAAAAAACCCGGTGGTAATAAGCGTAATATTCCGGGTAAATCGGGTAATTTCAAATATATCTAATTCGCCGCGCGTAACACCGTAACGATTAACTTATTTATCGCGTTATAGCGAGGGAGTTTTATGTTTTTAAATCAACGTGCACGAAGCCTGATGAAGCAATATTGCTCCGGTCTGGCTGAAAGTTACGGCCAGGAGGATGCGAGCCTTTATTTCTCGTTAACCGATCCGCAGGAAACTAGTCTGCGTATGGCGTTGCTGGAGGCAGTCGAGTTCCTGAACATGATTACCTGTGCCGATGTGGATCAGTTGTCTGGCCAGGTTATTTCCGTGGGTTCTTCTGCGCTGCACACCGGCCGCAATGAGTCCGGGCGTTTTATGCGTCGTGTGGGTGTCGATGGTAATGATTATAAGCTGGTTGAAACTGACAGCTGCGCCGCGCTGCGCTGGGATTTGCTTTCTGTTTGGGCTAACGCCGGGCGTGAAGAAAACGAGTTTTTCAATCTGGTTCAGACCTTCTCTAATCAGGCGTTTGCGCTGGATATGCTGCGCATCGGTTTCAACGGTACCAGCGTGGCCAAGACCACTGATCCGACTGCAAACCCGATGGGCGAGGATGTGAATATTGGCTGGCATGCCCGTATGAAGGCTTTCAACGGTGGCAATCAGATTATCACTGATCCGATTGTGCTGGACGACAAAGGCGACTACCGCGGCCTTGATGCTATGGCATCCGATCTGATTAACACCAAAATCCCGGCACAGTTCCGTAATGACCCTCGCCTGGTGGTGCTGGTTGGCGCTGACCTGGTGGCGGCGGAACAGTATCGACTATATCAGGCTGCAGACCGTCCATCTGAGAAGATTGCGGCGCAGATGCTGGGCAGCACCATTGCAGGCCGTAAGGCAATTATCCCGCCGTTCATGCCGGGTAAACGCATGGTGGTTACACCGCTTAGTAACCTGCACATCTACACCCAGCGCAATACGCGCCAGCGTAAAGCGGAATTTGTTGAAGACCGTAAGCAGTACGAAAACAAATACCTGCGCAACGAAGGCTATGCGGTTGAAGAGCCGGAGCTGTATGCCGCGATTGATGAAGACGCGGTAACAATCGGCACCGTCACCGAACAACCGGAGGGCTGATAAATGGCACTTTCTCCCGCGCAACGGCACAGCCAGCGAATCGCCACAGAACAGCGCCTGAAACAAAGCCAGGCGGTGGATAGCCGCGAAAGCATGCATGTGCTGCTTGCTGCGCTTGAAAAAGATGTGGCGCTGGCCAGAAGCCTGCCGGTGATAGCCGATCGTGTCGTGTTAAAGCGTGATGTGCTGCTGCCGCGCTGGATGCCTACCGTGGAAGCCTATCTGGCCAGCGGGCAGAACTACGCCAATCCGATTCTGGCCTGGTGCGTGATCTGGCTGTTTGACGTAGGCGAGCTGGAAAAGGCGCTGGATTGGGCTGATATCGCAATCAGCCAGCAGCAGGCCACACCGGAACGGCTGCGCAGCAATTTCCCTACGTTTGTGGCCGATACGATGCTGGCCTGGGCGGAGGAGTCTGCCGGGCGCGGGGAAAGTATTGAACCATATTTCTCACGTACCTTTGACCGCGTGGCGAATACCTGGCGCCTGCATGAACAGGTTACAGCTAAATGGTTCAAGTTTGCCGGGCTGGAGCTGCTGCGCGGGGAAGATGGCCAGAAAACGCCAGCGGCCGTGGATGATGTGGAAACACTGGAAAAGGCCGATCAGCTGCTGGCTATCGCTGAAAAGCATTATTTCAGAATTGGGGTGAAAACCGCCCGGCAGACCATTGCCGCACGTCTGCGCAAATTGACGCAGGGTTAACGACTACCGCAAGCCAGGCGGGCGCGGTGGAGGGCAGCGCACAGACCGTGCATCTGCGCCGTGGAAACCGGCCAGCCCGCCTTTTTCGGGAGATTTTATGTTTAGTGGCAAGCCACTGGATTACCAGGATGAACCGCTAACGAATAACGGCTTTTGGCCAGATCTGAACCTCAAAGATTTTCAGGAACAGCGGTCACTGCCGGTTGATATTGCCGCCGCCACTATAGCGCAGGCGCTGCTTGCAGCTGCAGTGGAAGTGAATGCCGAGCTGGAGAACGTTGAAGCCAGCTGGCGCGCGAAGGGTTACACCCTGGCGGCTGACGTGCCAGGGGTAAAAATGGCCGGGCTGAATGGCCTGTGTGCGCAGTACACCAAAGCGGTGTTTGCCCGTGGAAAGGCCGATTTGATGGGGGAGTTTGCCACGGTGGGGCGGCGTGATAGTCACCCAGGGCAGGAAAGCCCGGAAACCCGTGCAGGGCTGCTGGCGGAATCCTCGGTGGTGATCCGTCGCATGAAAGGGCTTAAGCGGGCAACGGTGAAAAAGGTATGAGTGAGACACAAACGCAGCTTGAAAGTCTGACCGCTTTTTTTATGCAGAACGTACCAGCGCGCGCAATGCAGCGTTTTGACAGTGTGCTGGATGAAATGGAGTTCATACCGGCTGCTAAGGATTTGGGGCTGGAACAGTATCGGCTGGCGGTTATCCGTTATGACGCGGTGCTGAGCTGGGAGCGTTTCCCGTATCGGCTGTGCGCGCCGCAGCTGCTGATGGCGCTGATGGCCGTGTGGCTGGATGAGGCCGATCGCGACCTGTTTGATGATGTCGGGATAACGGAAACCGATCCGCAATGGGATGTAACGGTGGAGGACGAAGAGACGGCCACTATTGTGCTGACTGTGCCAATGGCGGAAGAGCTGGTGATCCGTGAGGACGAAAACGGCGCAATTCCACGGGAAGGAAAGCGCTGGTCACTGGCCAGCACTGAAATCTGGACGGCAGTCACCGGCAATATGTTTGCCGTGGATCAGGCCGGTGCGCCACTCGGTGAACCGGAATGATTGCGGGCGGCGAGCTGAATAAAAAACAGCTGGCTGAGCTGCGCAAGGCACTGGCAGATATGGAGCTGCCACCACGTAAGCGCCAGCGTCTGCTGTGGCGAATGGCCAAATATGGCGTTATCGCAGCGGCAAAGCGCAATGTGCGCAATCAGGCCGCGCCGGATGGCACTGCGTGGCCAGGGCGTAAAACAAAGCGCAAAGGGAAGATGCTGCGGAATATGCCGAAACTGCTGCACATCCGGGAAATGCCGGAAATGCAGGCAGTAAGAATCTACCTGCAGGGCGGCGGGTATGGGAACGGGGAAAAGCCCGTACCCGCTGGCACCGTGGGCTATGCCCAGCAAAACGGGATGCATGTGCGAGTCAATCGCGCCAGCCAGTCGCAGAAAGGCCAGCCAGGAAAGCAGGCAACGGCAGCGCAGGCCAAAAAACTGCGCGCGCTGGGGTACAAGGTGCGTCGGGGGAAGCGCTGGAAAAAACCAACCCTGGGCGAAATAACCGCTTCAATGCCTTATGACCAGGCTGGGCTGCTGATCAGGAAGCTAAGCGGTAAAACGGTGAAAACCAGCTGGACTATCGATCTGCCTGCTCGCGTATTTTTGGGTATGTCAGATGATGAATTTAACAAAGCGCTGGCGCGGCAGCTGCAAGCCATAGGCTACGGCTGGAACGTGAACGCGCAGGATATTAAGGGGAAATCATGACCTGGCCAAATGTTGGCGTTAACCAGATTAACCAGTTGCAGGGCGAGACTAATGAAGTTGAACGCTGTGTGCTGTTTATCGGAACGGGTGCTGTAAATGTAGGTAAAACGCTGGCAGTGAACACCCAAAGCAATTTTGACACGCTCCTGGGTGAAAGTGATAGCCAGCTAAAAAGTGATGTGATGGCCGCATTAGCTAACGCCGGTCAAAACTGGTGGGGATTCGTTCATGTACTGGCTGCTGATGCAGAGCCAGATGCCTGGGTGGACGCGGTAAAAGCGGCGCAGGTGTCTTGTTCTGTTGAAGGGGTGTTGTTGTCCGATGACATTACGGCGAAGGCGCCAATTAATCAGGCCATTACCCTGCGTTCTGAGCTGATTGCGAAATACGGCCGCTGGGTATGGTTCATCCTGGCTGCGCAGGGCATGCAGGAAGATGAAGCGCAGGCGGATTACCTGGTGCGTATGTCCACGCTGCAGGATGGCATTGCAGAAAAGGCGGTTCAGCTGGTTCCGCGTCTGTGGGGTAACGATCCCGCCGTGCTGGCTGGTCGCCTTTGTAATCGCGCTGTGACCATTGCCGATAGTCCGGCGCGGGTAAAAACCGGGGCGCTGATAAGCCTGGGCAGTAATGAGTTACCACTGGATGGTGCCGGAAAGGTGCTGGAGCTGGCCACGCTGCAGGCGCTGGAAATGCAGCGTTTCAGTGTGCCGATGTGGTACCCGGACTATGACGGTTTTTATTGGTCTGACGGGCGCACCCTGGACGTTGAGGGCGGGGATTATCAATCCATCGAGACGCTGCGCATTGCGGATAAAGCTGCGCGCCGTATCCGTCTGCTGGCTATCGGAAAAATAGCTGACCGTTCGCTGAACAGTACGCCGGGCAGCATTGCGGCCAATCAGTCGTATTTCATGAAGCCGCTGCGCGGAATGTCCACCGCCGCCAGTATTAACGGCGTGTCTTTCCCAGGCGAAGTGAAGCCGCCGCAGGATGGGGATGTGACCATTGTCTGGAAGAGCAAAAAGGCGGTGGATATTTACATTGTGGTGCGCACGTATGAAGTGCCGCTGCAGATCACTATTAATCTGATGCTGGATGCCAGTCTGGAGGCTACTGCATGAGCAAGCGTATTTCCGGCCAGTCCTTTGACAGTTATCTGGATGGCGATCTTATTCATATTGAGAAAATTTCTCTCGATATTACCGATAACACCGCAGCCGCGCAGACCCGTGGTGTACCAGATGGTTATACAGATGGTGATGTGTCGGCAGAGGGTGAAATTGAAGTAAGCACTAAGGTACTGCAGGTGCTGACGGCAAAAGCCCGCGCGGCCGGTTCGTGGCGCGGTATTGCTCCGGTTGATTTTCTGTTTTACGCCAAAGCTGGCAGCGAGGAAATCAAGGTGGAAACGTTCGGCAATAAGCTGCAGCTGTCTAATCTGCTGGATATCGATCCGAAGGGTGGCGCCGTTTCAACGCACAAAATTAAGTATTTCGTGACCAGTCCGAAATTCGTAAACATCAACGGCGTCCCGTATCTGGAAGCGGAAGCCACTGAAAACCTGATCGGTTAAGGGGCAGGGATGCAGGAGCATGAAAAGAGTCTTTACACCCTTATCGCGATCGGCCTGCTGGTCGCACTCGGGAAGTTATTGACCAGCGATGATGTTATTACGCCGCGCTTGTTTTTTGGTCGCCTGATCCTCGGTGGTCTGGTTTCGACGGCTGCAGGCGCTGTGCTGTTCCAGATACCTGATGCCAGCCCTTTGGCGGTTAACAGCTTAGGTACGATTCTGGCTATTGCCGGTTATCAGTCCGTAGAAATTTATCTCCGCCGCAGGGCGGCAGGAAAGAAAGGGAGTGGTGAAAATGACGTTAAGTGAAAAACAGCAGCTGTTTACGGTGATGATTGGCAACCTGATCCATTGGGCGGAAGAAAAAGGCTATCGCCTGACGTTTGGTGAAGCCTACCGAACGCCGGAACAGGCAGCGCTGAATGCGAAAAAGGGCAGCGGTATTTCAAATAGCCTGCACACCAGGCGTCTGGCCGTTGACTTCAATCTGTTCATTAATGGCCAGTACATGACCCGTACCGAAGATTACCGGCCGCTGGGCGAGTATTGGGAATCTATCGGCGGCAGCTGGGGCGGGCGCTTTAAATCCAACCCTGACGGCAATCACTTTAGTCTGGAACATGACGGGGTGCGCTGATGAACCGTGTGGCTGTGGTCGCTGTAGTGCTTTGCGTGCTGGCGTTTGCCGGAGGCTGGAAGGCGGCAACCTGGCAGCGTGACAGCATTGATCTGGCCATTAGCAAGACTGCCACCGCCACCGGCAAAAAGCTGGCAGATGTGGCCAGCGAATCGGGGCGAAAACTGGAAGACCAGCTGGAGGCTTTGAAAAATGCGCCACCGCGTGAAATACGCACCGAAGTGCTTAAGCCGGTATTTACCAATCGTTGTCTGTCTGATGAATTTATCAGCATGTACAACGACGCCGCCGCCAGCGCCGAACGTGCGTTATCAGGAAAACCTGAAAACTAAATGCAACGCGCAGCTGCCGCGCCTGACAGGTACAACGGGGCGTGACGTTGCAGAGCTGTTAATTATTCATCTGGATATATACGGGCAGTGCGCTGCACGTCATAACCAGCTAGTCGATGAAATTAATTTAAGAGAGAGTTTATTAAATGGAAAAAATTAAATTGTGTGTTTGTGGTGTGGATATTGTATTTGAACCAAATCAGACCGCTTACAATAAGTTTATCAATGAAATGGCGATGGATAATAAAGTATCGCCAGCACATAGCTACCTTACTCGCATTGTTGCTACTGAGAGTAAAGAAGCATTGGCGGAAATTTTAAAACGGCCGGGCGCCGCGCTTCAACTCACCGGAAAGGTAAATGAAATCTATGCGCCTGAGCTGGAGATCGAAGTAAAAAACTGAGTCGGCGGGTTCGTAGTATTGAAAATAACGGACTCGAACAGTATTTAATTTTACGCCGCCATTATATACCGCAGGGTGATGACTCCATTGATGATATAGCCGCCGCTATCTGGTTGGATAATCGTCACTGGGAAAACATGTCTATTGCTATTGCTAACGGGATCAGCACGGCTTTTAAAGGCACTGAATGAAACAGTTAGATTTTACATTAAGCCTGATTGACAAATTATCGCGTCCGTTAAAACAGGTGCAGGGTAATGTCACGGGTTTTGCTGAAAAATCCAATGCGGCATTTAAGCAAATTGGCGGCGGTGTGCTGGCGCTGGTCGGCGTCGGTATGGCTATCAAGGGCGCGCTGTCGCCAGCTATCGAAATGTTTGATGCGCTTAATGATGCATCGGCTAAAGGGATTGATGATAGTGCGCTGAAAACGGTGCAACGTGATGCCCTGACATTCAGTACAACCTACGGCGCCAGTGCTGTGGCGTTTGTTCAGTCCACCGAAAGCATTAATGCTTCCATTGCTGGCCTGACAGGGAAAGAACTGCCGAAGGTGACGAAAGTCGCCAATACACTGGCCTTTGCCCTTAAATCTACCGCCGCTGAAACGTCGGAATTTATGGGGCAGATGTTTGGTAATTTCTCCGCCGATGCGGAACGCCTGGGCAAAGTCCAGTTTGCGGAACAGCTGGCGGGCAAGATGGTGTACATGCGCAAGACCTTTGGCGCGGAAATGTCCACTATCAAAGATTTGATGGAAGGCGCGCGCGGCGTGGGTACTAACTACGGCGTCGGGCTGGATGAGCAGTTGGCCGTGCTGGGGCAGCTAAACAGGACACTGGGAACGGAAGCCAGTAGCGCTTATGAAGGCTTCATGACCGGCGCGCTTGATGGCGCTAAAAAGCTGGGGCTGTCGTTTACGGACTCCACCGGCAAAATGCTGTCGATGCCTGAAATGCTGATTAAGCTGCAGGGCAAATACGGCAAAAGCCTGGACGGGAACCTGAAAGCGCAGGCGGAACTTGATGCCGCGTTTGGCGATAGTTCGGCAGTAATTAAGCATCTTTACGGCAATGTGGCCGTGCTGCAACGCAATATCACGGAGCTGGGCGGTGCTGATGGTCTTAAGCGGACACAGGAAATGGCCAGCAAAATGGTGAAGCCGTGGGATCGCTTTGTGGCCATTCTGACGGCGATTAAGACCGTTATCGGATTGACGCTGATCCCTGTGCTATATCCGCTTCTTAACCGCCTGGCTGATATGGGACAGACCTTTTCACGCTGGATGCAGATGTTTCCTAATATCGCTCGGGTGGTGGGTTACGCCGCGATGTCGCTACTAAGTTTTGCGGCAGCTGGAGCAGTGGCCAACATTGTGATCGGGGTATCAAGGTTCATCATGATGGGCTGGAAAGGCCTATGGAAAGCCATTACAACGCTCACAAAAATTGATACAGCCTGGACTTGGCTCAACACGAAAGCAAAGCTAGCCTGGGGCGCGGCAATGAGGGGATTACGCGGGATTTTAATGGCGTTGCGTATGCAGGCCATTCTGACCGGCGCGGCTATTAACTTCATGAGCTGGCCAATTCTATTGGTCATTGCTGCCATCGCGGCGCTGGCTGTGGGTTGTTATCTGCTGGTTAAGTACTGGGATTCAATAAAAGCGGCCGTAATGGATAGCGCTGCTTTTAATGCTGCCGCCGAGGTAGTGAAGTGGCTGGCGGGGATATTTAGTACAGCCTGGGATTCTATTACCGATGGCTGGAATAACTTTATTGCGTTCCTTACTGGTTTTTCCGCGTCAGAAACGCTAAGCGGGATGGCCACCGGGATTGTTTCGATGTTTGATAATGTCTGGAAAACTATCAAAGATGGATTCCTCAAATCATGGGGCTGGATTGTCGGGAAACTCAATAAAATCCCCGGCGTGGATATATCACTGGCCAGTGATAGTTCATCTACGTTAACCACAAATACACTTTCTACCGGGAGTGAATTAAAAGGTGTAGATAAGGGTGGAATAAATAAAACTATCAGCAGTAACTCTAAATCAGTAACTGACAATAGCAAAAAAATTCAGGAGGTTCATTTCCACACGAAAGAGGCAATGACACCAGGTCAGTTGATGGAATGGCAGGAGCTTAATTAATGAGTGAATTACTTTATATCGATCTGCTAATCGAAAATGGTGATTTTGTCCTGAATGCGGGAAATGAACCTGAGCTGTGTAATAACCGGAAAAGTATTGGGCAGGATGTTATTCATTCCATTCTGGAAAGTGGGCTTATTACACGATTAATTGCGGAAAGAAGCCCGACGATGCGAGCAGATATTTTTACCCAGCTGGAAATGCTGGTTGAAAGTGATGAACGCATTGTTCCAGGAACAGTGGAAATCAGTGAAGAGAGTCTGGCACGACTCTGGGTGACGGCCAGTACTTATGATTTTGGCAGCATTTCTTATCAGGTGGATTTATGACGGAAAAGCCGCAGGTAGATTTTAATGAAGTGTTGAAAACCAGCGGGATGCCAGTGACAGAAAATGAGGTTAAAGCCCGTTTTAATGCCATTGCCGCTGATGAAGGGATGATAACAAATACCTCCCGAATGTCGCCTTTCTGGCGCCTGATTACTGCCATTGTGACAGCGCCGGTTATGTGGCTGAAAGATGCCTTGGTGTCAGTGGTGCTGACAAATATGTTTGTTGCCACGGCAGGCGGTACGCTGCTGCGATTACTGGCCTGGGCGGTAAATGTCACGGTAAAACCCGCCAGCGCCGCAGAGGGTATGATTCGGTTCATTAAAACTGATAGCAAAACGGCGACAACGGTTAAAGCCGGAACACAAGTACAGACTGAGCGAATAAATGGCAAAGTTTATGTGCTGGCCACTGTTGCCGATGTGGTTATCCCAGCCGGAACGGCTAGCGCACTGATCCCTGTAAAGGCGGCAGAGGCCGGAGGTGCTTATAACCTTGCGCCGGGGTACTACCGCATTTTGCCTGTGGCGGTGGATGGGATAAGCCAGGTTATGAGTGAAGAGAACTGGCTGATAACACCAGGGGCAGATGAAGAAAGTGATGATGAATTACGTGAACGCTGCCGTAACCAGTTTAACCTGGTCGGAAATTACCACACTGATGCGGTTTACAGGGCGATGATTGCCGCGATTACTGCGCTAAGTATTGACCGTATTTTTTTTGAACACGATGCGCCACGCGGGGCAGGTACAGCAAATGCGTATCTTTTACTGGATTCGGGCGTGGCGTCTGCACCATTTATTGACGCGGTAAACGATTATATCAATTCGCAAGGCCATCACGGCCACGGTGACGATATGCAGTGTTTTGCGATGCCTGAAACCCGCCACGATCTGGACGTTACGGTTTATGTGCCGAGTATTAAAAATATAACGGAAGAAGATGCGAAGGCACTTAAAGCCGGGGTTGAAGATCTGATCCGCTGTGCTTTCCGGGAAAACGCTAATTTTGATGTGAAAAAAACATGGCCGTATTCGCGGTTCTCTTTTTCGCAGCTGTCGCGTGAGATACACAAGACCTTTTCCCAGACTGATTCCATTGAGTTTTCCATGCGGGATATTACCAGTGGGTTGAATGTTCCGCGCCTGAACGCTCTGACCGTGGAGCTGGTTGATGGCTGAATTTTTGAAGAAGCTGGCCGGGATGGCGTTGCCGTCGTGGATGAATAAAGGTGAGCTGGGGAAACTGCTGAAAGTAATGCGCCGGTTCTGGGCTGAGGTGTTCGGCTGGATTAGCTGGCCACTGGAACAGCTTGATCCACTGACCTGCAATGTGGCGATTCTTAACCTGATTGCTTATGACAGGGATATTACCCGCTTTGATGGTGAGCCTTTGAAATTGTTTCGGAAGCGTGTGGCGTATGCGTTTGTTAATGCCGCAGATGCCGGTTCAGTAGAAGGGTTTGTCAGTATTTTTGCGCGGCTTGAAATTGGCTATGTGGAATTACTGGAGCGCCAGCCGGGAATTGACTGGGATGTGATTCTGGTTCGCGTTTCGGATAGTCAGATTGCCGATAACACCCAGCTGATGATTCAGATTATCCGCCAGTATGGACGAACCTGCCGACGCTATCAGTTTGAAGTGATTACGTCTGAAAGCCTGCATATCAGGGCGGGATGGGATCAGGGTGAGTATGTTGTTTATCCGGCAAAGATTGCCGAAGTAGAAACCAGCAGCGCAACTTTTAGCGCGAGTATTTAAGGAGCTGATATGTCACAGGCTGCCATTACACTGGCGTTTGAACAGTGGAAAGCCCAGCAGGGTGCGACGGGTGAAGTTGTCCTGCTGGATGAATTTATTTTTGCGAATGTTCCAGGCCTTGATCCGGCACAGCCGATTGACCGCAACGAAAAGCTACCCCCTGCCGGGCAAATTGTTCATCGTCAGGCGGTAAGCCGAAAAGGTGTGGTCAATGAAAATGCCGTGGTGCATTCCGTTGTGCTGGGTGCAGATGTAGGGGATTTTTCATTTAACTGGATTGGCCTGATTAATAAGGCCACCGGAACCCTGGCCATGATTGTACACGCACCAGAACAGCAGAAGCTGAAAACCAGCGGAGGGCAGCAGGGCAATGTACTTACCCGTTCTTTTTTGATGGAGTACAACGGCGCCCAGGCTGAAACTGGCATTAATACACCGGCAGAAACCTGGCAGATTGACTTCACCGCACGTATGGCGGGGATGGATGAACGCCAGCGCCTGGAAAATATTGACCTTTATGGTGCTGCGGCGTTTCTGGGGGATGGCTGGCTGGTTGGTAAAACCGGTAATCAGTATTTTGTTACCAAAGGGGCGGGATATGTTGCTGGACTCCGGGCTGTTGCGGCTGCTAACCAGAATATTACCGTCACCACAAAGCCAGTCAAAGTCTGGTTGGATGTTTGCTGGACGGGAGCGCTGACCAGTGTCTGGGCAGTGCAGGGCAAGGTTACTGTAGCTGCCAGCCTTGCGGACTATGAGCAAAACGGTGTGAAACATTACGTTTTTGCGCTGGCCAGTATTGACGCCAATGGGAACATCACAGATTTGCGTCCTAAAGGTGGACTGAGTGACCAGTCACTCAAAGAGCATGAAAAATCCCGCAATCACCCGGACGGGACGTTAAATGCTAAGGGGTTTGTGCAGCTTTCCAGCGCGATGGATAGTGGTTCCGAATCGCTGGCCGCAACACCTAAAGCCGTTAAAGCGGCGAATGATAATGCTAATGGTCGCGTGCCCTCGACACGGAAGGTAAACAATAAACCCTTATCAGGCGACATTACATTATCAGCTGATGATGTTGTCGCGGTGCCGTCTGTCATCCGTGGTGTTATCAATGGCAGTATGACAATGGCCTCGGCTAATAAAAGCGGTTGGTGGCAGGTTGCGGTGCCGGATACCTCAAAGGTTTCGGACTTCCCGAAAAAGCCCGACGGCTCGAGGCTGTACGGGTATGGTTATATGTTTGTGTGGATCACAGGCGGTACATGGTTTCAGCACTATTATGCCCATCATGGCGAGGTCGCCTATCGCCAGGACTGGAACACCGGGCCGAGTGCATCAGTTAGTTGGGTTGTTGAGTACAACACGGCGAGTAAACCCGCTGCGGCTGATGTGGGTGCGTTACCGCTGGCCGGTGGCAAAATGCTTGGTGATCTTACGCTTAAAAATGGCGGGCTAATTTTTCCAGAGGAAGGCTATAAAAATAAAGCGGTTGGGCGATTTGGTACTTATGCCGCAGACTCAATGGATTATCGCTGGGAACTGTATGCATTAAGCAAAGCTAATAACAATTTGCGTACTAATGTCATTACTGCTGATGTTGCTGACATTTCAAAAGGTAATGTGTCGGGAGGTGACAGAAATAACCCTACGACAACAATCACCCTGCACGGCGAGATAATGACGCCATTCAAATTTGTACCTGGCAATTACAGCAACTTTGACGCGCGGTATCAGGCAAAAGGAAATTATACGCCAGCTGGTCAGGCGTACACCAAATCTGAATCAGATGCGCGATTTCTGAACTGGAACTATAACGCTATCGGCTCAGTGTGTTTTGCCAGATTTGACCCGCAAAATCAGACAATTGCCCCCAATGGTACAACGGCTGGCTCCAATCTGCATGCTGCTGGCATTACAGGTTACCCTGATGCAGTTGGTGGGGATTGGATGGCATTGCGCGTGTCAGGAACTCTGAGCGGAACATGGCGGTGTCTAGGGTCTATTCAGAATGATACTGACCAAAGAGGTTATCGCCACTATTCAGTTTCTCTTTTTGTGAGGATTGCTTAATGTATTTACAGTTCGATGATGTTCGTAATGCAGTTTATGCAAACGAGAAAAAAACGGCCATAAACTGTGAAGTTTTATTCAGACACTTACCTGATGAATACGTGCCGTTTACGGCAACACCGGGTGACCCGCAGGAATGGGGGCGTGATATTTTTGCTCAGTGTGATCGAAGTCAATGGGGGGGAGTCGCTCCCTACGTCGCGCCCTTTGTTGACTATCGCGCGCTTGCTGAATACGAACATCAGCGCCTGCTAAAAACCGCAAAAGACACTATAAGCCTCTGGCAAACCCAGTTATTACTAGGAAGCATTACAGACAATGACAAGGCGAGCTTGATTTTATGGATGGCTTATATCAATGAGTTAAATACTTTGGATTTACCCTCGATCGTTGATGAGGATAGCTTTAACGCAATTATTTGGCCGGATGTTCCCTCCGATGTGGCGTGAAGCAAAACTGGCCCTTACTGATTCTGTGGCTTCACTGAATTGTACTATTGTGCCTGCGCATCCGTGGATATACGGGCTGGGGCAGCAGACGAAGAACGGAACGTACCTAAGCCCTGCCAATGCCCTGGCATACCTTGCCGAAAAATTGGCAGGTGTTGGAGGTGCTGCAGATATAGTGATCCTGATGGTGGCTAGCCAGTCGCAAGAAAGCTTTATGAATAGCCTTACGCAGCTGGTTGATGTTTTTCCATCCCCAGCCTTTACACAGGTAAAACGCTTGGCACAATCCGCTGCGCAGTTGGCAACCGAAAAAATGCAGATTCCTGCAGGTTTGGGTAATGGCTTGCCAGTGGCAATGCCACTATCCATTCCCACTAATCGAACCGCCCTGACTGCTGCTGCGGTCAAAAAAGCGCAGGAAGAAGCGGCGGCGCTAGTTGATATGGATGGTTTGCAAAAACAGCTTGATGATTTCATGCAGCTACGTTCTGTGATGCAGGCGGACATTGCCAGTGATCTGGATGAGCTTAAAGCAAAATCAGCACAGGTGTGGGCGTTTACAGCCAGCGGCGATCTGGCCACTAATCTACTGGCACTAGTTAAAGATATTCCGCTGCCGTCTGCTGTTCATACTGCAGCCATGATGCTGGTCGGGGATAACCTCGACGGGATAAAAGGAATGATTCATGACCTCGATTATCACCCTGGCGCTTAATGGTGAAGCGATCCCTTTGAAAAATATGCGTGTCACGTTGACGCAGCAATTTCAGGATAAAGACCAGAGCGGCCAGACCAGTGCTACGACGAAATCAGAGCAGGGTGTGAAAGGTAAAGAGCTGCGCGTATCAGGAGAAATCCCGTTTAAATCACCGGATGTGCTTAAGCGTATCTTTGAACTGGCGACCGCTACCGATAGCAGCGGCCAGCGGCAGAAATACCGTGTTGCTCACGAAATGGCGAGAGCCGTTAATTTTCGTGAGGCAACATTCACCGGTTCGCTGGATGCACCCCAGCAGGATGGGAAAATGGCATGGCTGATCACGTTTACGCTCACTGAACATATCAGTGTCCAGGAAAAGCGCGAAGCAAGGGCGGACAGTAAAACTACTGCCAAAAAACAGACTGCTGGCGGATCGGGAAAAGGGGGCGGGCAGGATGCCGCCGAGGATGAAGAAAAAATGACGTGGTTTGAGCGAAAAGTGCTTAAGCCGGTCAATAATGCACTGGGGTAAGTATGAAACCCGTTAAACGTCTGTATTTATCCAGTGATGAAGTGCATCTTGCAGATGCAAAACTGGTGCTGGAGCTGAACAGCTGCGGCCGTGGATTTATCACGGCACAGACAACGCAGGACTATACCGGGAAGCTGGTGCGGCTTGATGTTGGTTACACCGATCTGATCCTGCGCTGGTTTACCGGTTATGTTGAGCGCTCACAGCCTGCAGAAAATGGCTTTCAGCGTTTGTTCGTTCGTGAGCTGGTCGGCGTCTTTGAAAAATCGTGGCCATGCTCGTTTCAGCACCCAACACTGCGCAAAGTGGCCAGTTGGCTGGAAGAGAACAGCGGCATTACGGTAAGCGTACCGGATGCGGAATATTCAGATACACCGATCCCCCATTTCACCCACAGCGGCAGTGGTTATCAGCTTTTAAGCAATTTAGGCAAAGCCTTTGGTATCACAGATTACATCTGGTACCAGCTACCCGATGGTGGTTTATACGTTGGTGGTGCTGATCTGTCATTGTTTGCCGGTAAAACGGTGGATATTCCTGCTGAATTCAGCCAAGGTGCAGCCGGTGGCCATACCATGACGCTGCCAGTGATCCAGAGTCTGCGGCCGGGTGTAGATATGAACGGTGAGCGTGTAACACGTATCCAGCTGAATCATGACACGATGGATGTTACCTGGACGCCTCGTAATAAAAATACGGGGGAACCGCTGCAGAAGAACCCGTTACAGCGCCAGATTGAAGGTCAGTACCCGGAGTTGGCTGCGGGTTTACATCTGCCGAAGTTTGCTAGGGTGCTGGCGCCAACGGAAGCGGTCAGTAGTGGTAACTTTGCCGATCCGTTCCGCCCGCGCTATGCGGTTAACGTGCAGCTGCTTGACGCAGACGGCAACCCGGATAAGCAGACGCCAGTTTATAACGCCGTGCCGCTGCCAGTGCCGATGGCCGGTAATGATTCGGGCATGTTCCAGTTTCCCCCAGAAGGAACACTGGTAGAAGTAGGTTTTACCGGTGGCAGGGCAGATAAGCCCTTCATCCGCCAGACGATGCCAGAGGGTATCAGCCTGCCCGATGTTAAACCTGGTGAACAGCTGCAGCAGCAGCGCGCGGAAGTTTCGCAGCGTGTCACGCAGTCTGGTGACTGGGTTCGCCAGACTGACCAGTCGATCAGTGAAACGTCAATGGCCAGGAATATCAAAGCCGATACGGAAGTACGCGAGCTGGTAAGTCGTGACACCACTATCAAGGCGACGGATAAGACCACTATTCTGGGCGCTGCCACGTTAATGGCTGGCGCTATTGTGCAAATCAGTACCGGCAATTACAGCCAGGCAGTGAAGGGAAACTGGCTGGCCAATGTCGGTGGCAACGCTGAGATGAAGATTGCCCGCGATCACTCTGTGAATGTTGCTGGTAGTCTGACGGAGCAAATAGGGAGCATTCGCAAAAGCGTGGCTGCAGCACAGCAGCAGATTATAGCGCCAGTGGTCTGGATTGGTTCCGATAGCGTGAACATCGCGCAATTGATGCTGGACACGCTGGATGTGATGCAGCAGCTGGCAGAGCAAACAGCCAGCCACACCCACAGCAATACTGGTGCGCCGGGGAACGCCGCCGCCATACGCGCCGCCAGCCAGAAGGCCGAACAGCTTAATAGCAAGTATTCGCCAGTTATTGGCCAGTAGTCCAAAGCACTAAACGAAAGCCCGCATAATGCGGGTTTTTTTATACCCATCATACAGCTCACAGAACTCAACCTGCCGCACTCACAAGCCCAACCAACCCAGCTTGCTACCTGAAATAGATCATGCGCACAGCGCTGCGTTGGCTGCGCCTGAGCATGACAAAATAAATCTTTCCATGACGAAAACGGCGCTACACCGCACCCGCCTGCGGGTTTTGGATCGTAATAATTTTCCAGTTGGATTTTTCTTCAAAACATATCGCCAGCCCGCGCCACTGCTGGCGGCTTTGCGGAGACTGAAAACTGAAAAGATTGAAAAGAATTTCAGTGTTTTTCAGTTATGCGATGTAGTTAAGGATGTTTTAATTTCATTAACATATTGATTATAAAGTGTTTATTTTTGTTTTTGTGGTCGTTCAAAAATCAATGCAAACTAACAAAGCGTTTCTTTATCAAAAAAAATACTATAAAAATATATAGTTAGAGTTCTGTTTAAAATGAATGGCATGAAAAATGTCTATACCAAGAGCTTAAGGTTATGGGGGCTATCTTGGTTGGGAAAGGTAGTTGGAAAACTGTGGGTTTTGCTGACATAGTAACGGTAAAGGTTTTATTGAAATTTAGAAGGATGGTCTGAAAATATGATAGAGGATTTTTTAGAACGTATTAAACTGATGGGTTATAGCGTATCAATACGTGAGAAAGGGGATGTTTTTATCAGATTGGAGTGCTGCCCTCAGTGGTTATTTGTGCTGCTAGATACTAATCCAGACAAGTATACCCCTTATTTTTATTATAGGATGAGACGGGAGGAAGAAGTTACAGATTTACACGAGATTATACCAAGTGTTCTTGCTGCAATAACCAAATCCAATGGGAATAGTTCATTTCGTTTTCTACAAGAGGAGAATGGGTTTAGTGGTATCGCCGACGAACTTTATGCAATGTACTGGTATCCAGGACAACCTCTAAATGAAAATATAAGGAAAGATAAAGAGCAAGACTTTGAGTGCTTATTTGCCATTCTTATGGATCTTTATCTATTTCATAAGTACCAAGGTGATATTTTGGGTACATGTGCTATTGATTATCAAGACTACCTCTGGGACTCTCCAGTTCTCAATGCTTGGGTAGGTAAGATACGTTCATTTATTGGGGATGATGAATCATACGTAGCAAATGAGAGAATTAACCCCAACTGGTTATACTTCAGGTGCATTACTTCTGGGTTCTCAGTAACTTATAGCCCGCACATTGCAAAAAAACTAAAAAAACTAAAAAAACTAAAAGAACTTGACTCAGCTGCTGATGAGGATATTTTATTTGAAGGTGTGAGTGCGAGAATTGAAATTTTCAAAGGAATTCAAACCTCAATATCATATCAGGAAGAAAAATTCGTCCAGCAACTTTTGAGCAAACTTAATGATAGCTCTGATTTGAAGGTGATCAGTCAAGAAAATCAGTTGGTTTTTATAAGTGATTATCATCTGGTATTTACATATGGTTATTATGGCGTTGAATCAGTTTTCCTAGAAAAACAGAAGATATTGCAACGACAGAGAAGAGAACTCTCACTTCTATTTGGTGATCTTAAATTTAAATGGAACATAATAGACCGACAATCAAGTGCTGAATTTGAAGACTTGATTCTGGAGTTATTAGATCGTGAACCATGGGTTATATCAGTAAGCAAAGTCGCACCAACAAATCAAGGTGATAATGGTAGGGATTTAATTTGTGAATACAATATGCGTTATAATGAACGTGGGATAGCTGAGGGTGAAGAGTCATATAAAATAGGTAAGATGATTATCCAGTGCAAAACCAATTTAAAATTATCAAAAAAATCATCCATTGGAAAATCTGATGTTGATGTAGCTAATACAATTTTTGATTACCGCCCTGATGGATATATGTTGGTAGTCAATACACAGATTACACGGGATTTAACAGAGATGCTGGAAAGGCAGAAAGCTAGAAAGGAGCAAGATACAATTCGCTGGTGGAATGCATATGATGTTGAAGATAGGCTCCGAAAACACCCGGACATACAAGCGAGATACAGACATATCGTTGATTACGAATAG